CTATCTCACTCGTTATTGAGTACTTGTAGTTTATTAAGGTAGCTTAACCATGTCAACAGTTATTTTATAGGGATTTACCCTAAGTGTTGTTTTTTTAATACGAGATTGCTAGATTTTGAGGACACACCTATCCCTACTATGAGGAATAGGTGTTATTTACGATCTTGCTGAGTTTGTCGGTTCATATTGCTTCGATGTCTTTGTCGTGCCTAGGTCTGTCTTTATCACATCATCGGTCTATCCGTACAGTACGGTTCTCTTAGGTAGCCAAGCAATACAGCTAAATGAGGCGCAATTGCGCTAGTGGTTTCTAGGGGTATTTACAGCCTTTACCGTAGCAACACCAATGAGTACGGGCTAGGCAGAAATAGAAAAACCCCTTAAGGTTGCTCTAAGTTGATACCGCTTAATAAAGCACTCCACAGGCTTTACTAAACGCTCAAAGCAACCCTAAAGGGTCTTGTGTGGAGTTCAACAGCGCAGGTATCAATCTGCCCCCACAGTATACATCAATCTAACTCAGGCCAAATTAATTTATAAGTTTCAGGAAATAGGGTCTTTCGGTTTACTAGCCCGTGGCTTTGTTTCTCAAGGGTAGCGGCTAAGATCACCAGCTTATCGTAGGGTATATCCCCGTTTTGCCACATGGATACGGCAGGAACGCTGATATTTAGCAACTTAGCAACCTTGGTAGGGCCACCTAAAAGTTTGATGATGGCAATTGAATTTAATGGCATAAGGTATCTTAACATATTTCTTGCATTGTTTGTTAAGTTAAGTTAATATGGTGGTACAGCATATGCTGTGTTAATAGGAGAACTCAAATGAGTGAAATAGAATCGCAAACCAATGACTTACTACAGCTTCAAGGTGAACTTGAACGCATCTTTGATGTGCTAGAAGGCGGCACAGACTTATCTAAAGAACAAATCGATCTACTGCGCTATGGCTGTGGCTTTGCGCCAGTAAATCGTCAGCGTAATTTTTTACAGGGTGTATTTAACGATTTAAACCCATACGGGAGAACAATATGATTATTTCTGATACGCAAAAAGATTTTAAAATAGCCCCTGCTGGCTTGCATATGGCAAGGCTTTATTCCGTAATTGATTTAGGCCACCAAGCTACCGAGTGGGCTGGAGAAACCAAGATCATGCACAAGGTCGTTTTGACTTGGGAACTGCACGGGGATGATGATGCAGGGCTACCACTAAAAACAGACGATGGTAAGCCATTAATCGTAAGCAAACGATATACGGTCAGTTTAGGCGATCAGGCACGGTTACGCCAAGACTTAGAGGCGTGGTCAAACAAAAAGATGACCGCAGAAGATCGTAAGAACTTTGACCTTAAAGGCTTATTGGGTAAGTTTTGCATGGTTAATATCACGCACTCAGAGGATGGTAAGTACGCTAATATCTCAGGTATCAGCCCCGTACCGTCTGCCTTGCGTAACGCCCAGCCTGAAGGAATTAACCCTACAAAAATCTTTTGGATACAAAATTTTAAACAAGAAGAATACGATGCGCTACCTAAGTACTATAAGGAAAAGATAGCGGAGAGTAGTGAGTGGCGGGGTCAACAGGAGCGTGAAAAGAACGCACCCAAGATTCAAGATGATGATTTATCCGATATTCCCTTTTAAGGAAGAAAATGTTAATTAAGGAGAAGCTAAGTGAATCAGGTCATTGGTACAAGAAGGATGGTAGTCCTGCCTACACAACTATCGGCAAAACTGGGGAACGGGCAACAACGCTCCGTGACGCACGGAAACTCGGACTTTTGCCAAGTGTTACAACAATTAACGGAATGCTATCGAAAGCAGGGCTTGATACATGGAANCANCAACAAGTCCTCTTAGCNGCCTTAACCCTGCCTAGACTGCCTGACGAACCCGAAAGTGACTGGTTGTCTAGGGTAATGCAGGATAGTAAAGCGCAGGGTCGAGAAGCGGCAGAACGGGGTACTGCAATCCACGCCATCATTCAAAGCTGGTTTGAGGGGGTCTATATGCCTGAAAAACCCCCGTACATTAATACCATCATAGAAACCCTAGAGAATGCCTTTGGAAGCCAGCTATGGCTCTCAGAGAAGTCTTTTGCTCATCCGCTAGGGTATGGTGGTAAATGCGATCTAATGGCTAGGGCGGGCTTTATAGTGGACTTTAAGACCAAGGATACCGACCTTGACAAAGTAGATGTTTACTTTGAGCATGAGATGCAGTTAGCCGCCTACCGTGAGGGTCTAGGAGTACCCAGCGCACGGTGCGCTATCGTCTTTGTCAATGCCCTGACCAATCAGGTCAAACTCATTGAAATTGAGCAGGATCGGCTTCAAAAGGGCTGGGAATGCTTTGAGCATTTACTGCGGGTTTACCAAATAAAAAACGGCTTATAATCAAAGTTCCTTCACGGGAACGGGGGAAAGCGAAAGCAAGTACCCCACTTTTTTATGGGCGTTAAGCCGCCAAAGTAGGATGCAGTAATTAGGGAATTTTGCGGCTTTCTGCCCTATTCGTAGTAACTGCTAAATACTGCCCTGTTGTTTTTCTCCAAAACATAGGGTTTGTCCTAATAAAAATACCTTGCATTGTTAAGATTACTTAACTTATACTGTCATTACTGCATCGGGCAGTGAGATAGAAAAGGAGAATCAAATGCAAGTTTTAGACCTACAAATTACCAAAGTTGACCAATTAGGTATGCTCTTGGCACAGATTGCTGACCTAGAAGCACAGGCAGAAGCACTCAAGACCGAACTCAAGCAGGAAGAAGGTCACATCGAGGGTAACCTCTACAAAGCGTGTGTGACCTTATCCCAGCGCAAGACCGTAGATAACAAGGCTGTGTACGCAGAAGCTAATGTACCTGCCGAGTTAATCGAGAAACACACCAAGACCACCGCAGTTATTACCCTCAAAGTTACAGCCCGTTAATCAACGCCCCTTCGGGGGCAGAAAGGTTTTTATGAAGTATGTTTTGTTGCTAAGTACGCTAAGTCTTACCGCCTGTAGTTCGTTTGAACCACCCAATGTCAGCTAGAAACTGACAAACAGGCGTATCACATGACACGGGCGCAGGTTATCCTAGGCATTAATGAGTGTGAGGATGCTGGCACACGCCCCGTAGTCATTACCGCCAAGCGCAGGATCAACGGGGTTACCACCGATGTACCTGTAGAAGTTACCTGCAATCCCCGTTACCGTATTTTTCAATAAGGAGTCATCATGCTACAGAGTGAACGAGATGCAGAACGCTTTTATGAGGCACAGCGCAAGTTTGAGCAACGCCAGCGCATGATTGATAAGGGCTGGGGTGACCTAGAGGCGTACAACGCTTTACGGGCCTCAGAGAAGAAGAAGGAGCGTATTGAGTCTATTCGTATGTTCCTCTTGGGTGGTTTGGCGGCAATCCTATTCTGTGTGCTGTTTTTTGGTACTAACTACCTAATGCACGGCTATGCAATATGAACAATGAACCAGTAGCGTGGACATCACAAGATGTTTTGGATGCAGACCATATTATTAAAGCCGTAGTGCGTAGAGAACAAGATGAGCAACATACTATCCCACTTTACACCCATCCAGCAAAGACACTAACAGATGAGGAAATATGGGAATTAGCACATCCTCATGGTGATTTAGCTTGGCAAGATTGCACATTAGAGTTTGCTAGAGCAATACTAAAAAAGGCACAAGAATGAAGTACAAGGCATTTGACCAAGCCTTGCACGATGCCTGTGACCCACCTGCCCGTGATGCGGTCGCTAGGTGGCTCAGAAACCTTTGGTATATCGATGCTACCCCTAACCCCGATAAGTACGCTGTAGACCTCATATTAAGCCGTAAGGGGGAGCATTTAGGGTATGCCGAGGTAGAGGTCAGGGATTGGGAGTTTTGCCCGTTTGATACCATCCACATAGCCCAGCGCAAGGATAAGTTATTTAACCATCCTAGAACGACTATGTATGTGGTCAATAAGCCACTGACTCACGCTTACTGGATCAGGGCAAATAAGATTAAGGATTGCCCGTTAATAGAAGTACCAAACAGGGCGGTAGCCCGTGACGAATACTTCTACGATGTCCCTAAGGACTTGTGGAAAATCGTAGACCTGACCGAACT